ATTATCATCTTTTTTTGATTTCCTTGGATAAATTGCTATGTTCATTTTTAACTCCCTTAAAAAACCCCTCATATTAATAGAGGGGCATAATTTTTATACATAATATGGATTTGGCTTCAATATAATTAATATAAGGTCAATTACAACTCCGACACCAAATAAACCAAAAGTTAATAAATATAAAATTCCAAATAAAATTTTCCCTTCATAGAATTTATGAACTCCAAACCATCCTAAAAACAAGCACAAAAAGAATGAAACCCACTTGTTTTTTGCTTTTTGTGCTTTCGAATAAACAGGAGCTGCAGAACTAGAAGAAGAATTAGCACTATTATTGATAATTATACTTTCAGGGGTTGAATTCTTAATATCCTCAACTTGCTTTCCACACTTAGGGCATACTACACAATCAATATCAATCTTCTCTCCACAATGCTTACAGAATTTTGTGTTTTGTTCCATACGTTTATACCTTTCCTTTCTTTTGATATCATCATTATAAAGCAAAATGATTATAAAACAATACATTTTTGTCATTATTTTATGACATTTTTTTGCAAAATGAAAGTTTAGGATAAAAAACAAATGGATGCGTTATTGACTTTTCGAACATACGTTCGTATACTTTATGTATCAATTAGAAAGGTGGTATTGGATATGGGAGAGTTTAAAGAAAAAATAATAGAATTAATAGAGAAGTGCATGGACGAGGATGATCTCCGAACCATATATGCATTTATAAAGAGGTTTTTGAGATAAAAGAAAAAGACAAGGGTTTGCGCATTGCCCTTGTCTTTCTTTTTACTTCTTCACAAACATTTCTGCCATCTTCTGGATTGTGTTCCATTCGTCTTCATCCAGTTGTGATATAGCGGTTATGAATTTGTACCGCTGGTCGTCTTCCCCGGCTTTCAGAACATCTGCAAGAAATTCAGCTATCTTTTCATTCTCTGTCTTTTGAATGAACATTTCGCCTTTTCCGGTCTCGAGCCATTCCTTATTAACATCAAACAATCGACAAATAAGTTTGATCGACTGGGTTGATAGATTTCTTTGACCAGTTTCTACTAAAGATATGAAATTTTTAGTTAAACCAATTTCTTTAGCAAACTTTTCTTGTGACATTCCAAGCGATTTTCTCAACTGTTTTATTTGCTCATCCACTTATTATCACCTCCCACTAGTATAATAATACAAAAATCACACAATGTCAAACAAAAATATTAAAAAATATTTGACAATACAAACTACGTATGATATTATAATCACACAAGGTAATACAAACACGAAAGGAAGTGAGCAGATGAACGAAGAAAAGGAAAAGGCCCTTGCAAGATTAGCTGAAACAGTATCACAGCTGGACAAAGTGAGCTTCAACTACATTCTCGGTGTTGCGGATGGTATGGCAATCTCAAAGAAACAGTCGGAACTTGACAAGCAGATTGCCATGTGTGGGAGCGTTAAATAATGAGAAAGGAGATTCCTATGAACAAAGCAGACATGGAAATTACACCAGAGAGGAAAGCCAAGATTATGGACATTCTGTTAGAAATCTACGAAAGACAGGAAGGAATCAAGCTTGTGGTTAAGGAAAAGGCATCATGAAAAATGTAGCAAATGTTTTTATATCTATTGGATGAGAGGTAGAGAAGAAATGGGAACTTTTGAAGAAATTCTGGCAGGAGTGCCGCAGGAAATAAAAACGTTAGAAGTTGATACCGAAAAGAAAGTTTTCAAGCTAAATGGTGTCGATTTCGGAGATGGCTGTGATTATTTTTCGATATCGTGTACTGGCGGAGAGGGTTTTAAAATTCACATGGTTCTTTCAAAGCGTATCATCTGTGCCAACTATGGATTAGATAACGCACTGAAAGAACCGCCTGCTGTTCGAATCAAGAAATAAACTGGGAGATAAAGGAAGCCAATTCTTTAATGTTGTTTTTAAACCTATTTTCCATGTATTCAATACTGGATATGTGTGGAAAGGAGATGAAGAATGAAGCAGATCGGTAAAGTTTTTATAGCGGTAGGGCTTGGAATCCTGTTTCTTGGTGGAATGCTCGATGCGGATGGAACGTATTATGTTTTTCTGCTGATCGAAATGGCACTCGGTGCGGTGATTGCACTTATTGGAGTTATGATCTTGGATGTTGAGAAACGCCGGGAAGAAAAGCGGAAAGCAGACTTTAACATGATCCGCCGGAAGGACAAGCTTGACGCTGATGTTGAGTTCCTTGGGGAATTTGAGGACAAAAAAATAGCACCCTGATAACTTTGGCGAGTACAGGTGCTATTTAACCGTGGAAATACAAAAGTACTTCTGCGTTTATTGTAACACATAGTTAAATTTTTGGAAAGCGTGATTTTATGATTTACAGAAAATGCAGAATCTGTGGATGCAGTTTAGATCCCGGCGAAGGAAACATGTGTGAAGAATGCCGGGACGAGCAGTACATGAATCAACAGCAAGAGAAAGCTGTCAGATACATGGTTTTATCTACAGATTTCAGACAGATGGAAATGGAGGAATTTTTAAATGGCAGCGCCTAGTTTGACATGGAAGGATTTAGGAATACTCAAGGATGCACTGGCAGAATTTGAAAGAACACTGGAAGATTTAGGCATAGAAGCCGGTGAAGTCTCATGGCATACCGACGGAAGTATTCATGGTGAATTCGTGTATGGTACAAGAAAGCTGATTACCAACACAGACGATGATGGGGAGGGATTTTCTCACAGATATGAATGATTACATACCGGACAGCCTTGATATGCTCGAAGAGTACGAGAGGGACAGAGAACGCCGCCACAGATTATATGAGAAACAAGCCAGACGTGAAGAGATGGCAGATATTGAATCAGAGGAAGAGAGGATAAAAGAAAGATGGAAGAATTTGAAAATTTAATTGTGGAAAAACTTATGTCCACTGAAAGAGATGGAATGAAAGATTTAATTGCAGCCATGAAAAATGATGGATTTTTTGCGGCTCCGTGTTCGGGTTCTAACCATTTGGCAAAAGAGGGCGGTTTAGCAGAACATAGTTGGAATGTCCTCGGAATCATGCAGGATATGTCATTTTTATTGGCGGAAGGATCGGAAGTTTTACCGGATGAAACACAGAATGCCATTATCATTTGTGCTTTGCTGCATGATCTTGGAAAGATGGGAGATTATGGAAAACCAAACTATGTACCTAATATGATCAAGAGCCGTAAAAAGGATGAAAATGGAGAATATCCATTGGTACAGTCAGAAGCAAAACCATATGAGATAAATAAAGAACTTCTGTATATTCCGCATGAAGTGAGAAGTATTGCGATTGCTGAAAGATTCATCAAGCTTACAGAGGAAGAAGAGCAGGCTATCCTTTGGCATAATGGACTGTATGGATCGTTTAAATATGATATTTCCGGTAAAGAAACGCCGTTGTATCTGTTGTTACATTTTTCTGACATGTGGGCAAGCAGAATTGTGGAGGAGAAATAATGGAATTTAGAGCTTTAACAGAAAAAGAGATTGATGCCAGAGTGGCGACCGTAAATGAGAAAGGTTGCAGCCTTTTACTTTATAAAGATGCCAGATGTGATATGCGCATTCTGGACGAATCTGTAGGATCAGAGAGATGGCAGAGAAAACATGAGTTAATTAATGGAAATCTCTTTTGCAATGTAGGTATTAATTTTCCGGCAGAAGACGGCGATCATTGGGTATGGAAGCAGGATGTAGGAACTGAATCATATACGGAAAAAGAAAAAGGACAGGCATCGGATTCTTTCAAGCGTGCTTGCTTTAACTGGGGAATTGGAAGAGAACTTTACACTGCACCATATATATGGATCCCTGCAAAGGATGTTGCACTTATACAAAAAAATAATAAGTGGAGCACATACGATAAGTTCAAGGTTGAACAAATTATTATTAAAGATGGTGAGATCGTTGCATTATCCATTAGAAATGAATCGTTGAAACGCAGAGTATTTCTTTATGATGTCAGAAAAAAGGATGTTGATAACTAATGCACGCACTTGTAAAAATTAACAAAAAATGATGCAACGAATGTAATTAGGAGTCTGAAAAAGAAATATGGTGATGATTAATGCATGCACTTGTAAAGATTAACCAATACCGAGAGCAGAAAGACGGAACAGACTTGGTTGTATCTGTTCCAGATCTGAAGCTTGGGGACATGTTCCAAAGAAAGAAAATTAGAAATGCCGAGATCAGGTTTGATGATGGCAGGCACATATCAGCAGAGCAGAGAAAAAAAGCATATGCAACTATCAGAGACATTTCAGATTGGACAGGATATCTTCCGGAAGAAATGAAAGAGATATTGAAGTATCAGCATATGATGCGTACCGGTGATGCGTATTTCAGTCTTTCCAACTGTTCTATGGACACAGCGAGGGAATTTATCAACACGATACTGGAATTTGCCCTAGAGAACGGAATACCGCTTTCTGACAATGCAATAGAACGTACAGATGACATAGGTAGATATCTTTACTACTGCCTGTTACACAAAAAATGTGCAATCTGCGGAAAAGATGGAGAGATTCATCATGAGGATGCAATCGGAATGGGTAATGACAGGACAAAAGTAGATGATTCCAGTTATAAAAAAATCTGTTTGTGCAGAGAACACCACACACTGGCACACAGCCTTGGAGTGATCCGGTTCAGAGAGATGTATAAGGTCTATGGAATTGTTGTAAAGGATTTATAGGGTTGAAACACCTTGCCAAATGGCAGAAAGAAACCTATTCATGCAGAAAATAATATATCACGAATTATTGGAAGCTGGTTATTATCTCCGGGGTTAGTCCCGGAGAGGAAAGGGGATAAATGAAAACAATAAATGACATTCCCTGCGGACATTTGAAACCATTACCGAGACTTTATAATCCATTTGAAGATAGAAAGCTGAGAAAGCAGATAGAGACAGCAAATACAAAGGATGACTGCATTATCAATGTTGGAAATGGATATTACAGACCAGTTCCGGGAGATCCAGTAGATGAAAAAGAACTGGATGAATATCTTTCAAAAGAGCTGCACCGTGCAAGAGCGATACTGAAAAAACGTTTAAATATGAAAATGACATTTGAAAGGTGGCGAAAAGTTGGAGTACCTACTGATAATACCGGGACGACTGGATAACTTGAATGATTTTATCCGTGCGGATAAGGCAAGCAGATATAAAGGCGGAGAGATGAAAAAGCAGAATGAAGCTATTGTTTCTGTGTGCATCAGAAAGTGCCTGAGAGACGTAAATATCAATAAAAAAGTATTTATGGAATATCTGTGGGTGGAAAAGAATAAAAGGCGTGATTTGGACAATATATCGTCATTCGGCAGAAAAGTGATCCAGGATGCATTAGTTAACTGCCATGTATTAAAAAATGATGGCTGGGAGCAGATCTGTGGATTCTCTGATGAATTTCGTATAGATGCTGAAAATCCACGGATTGAAGTTCGGATTCGGGAGGTGGAAACTTGAACTATTTAGCTGAGATAAAAGCATTTTACGACAGGCTCGAACTAAACCCGCAGCCCAACACTGCAATCGCCTTATGGCATGCGTTAATGTCCATAGCGAATAAAGCAGGGTGGCCAGATACGTTTACGGTAGCCTCGTCAGTCCTTGGACTTCGGTCTGGATTAAATGCATCAGCGTTAAAGAGAGCGAGAAACAAGCTTGCTACAGATGGGTTCATCGAATGGAAATCGCGCGGTGGGAATCTTGCAGCACAATATAAAATAAATAGTCTTGTGGTTCAAAATTACAGTAAAAATGCACCACAGTTTGAACCGCAAAGTGAACTGCAAATTGCACCACAGTTTGAACCACAAAGTGAACCTATTAATAAACAAAGACATAAACATAAACAAAATACACCCCCTATATCCCCCTTGGAAAAATTTAGAGTGTTTGCCGCAGTCTATCCGAAACGGTGTACTGGTTGTCTTGTTGAAACAGAATACTGCAATGCAGTACTGGCTGGTGTACCGGAAGATGATCTGGTATTGGCCGCACAGAATTATGCAGATATATGCAGACGGGAGAAAACAGCAGAGCGGTATATTAAAAAGCCGGAGAACTTTTTACGAGAGAACTTGTTTATGCAGTACCTGAAAGGAGAGAACGATGGATCAGTTGGAAGAGATACTGGAACGCATGAAAAATCACTCAACGAACTTATGCAGGAATGCGGAGACACCGGAGACTTCCAGGGATTCTGATGTGTGTCCAATTTGCGAAGGTCGGGAGTGGATCTTGAAAATAAAAGACGGAGTTGAAATAGCAGTACCGTGTAAATGCCGTGAGAAAGCGGTCATGTCAAGGCGGTTGCGATTCGCAGATATACCGGAGGCATTCCGTGGGATGGATCTGAGATCGTTTCGAATGGATGTGTACAGGAAGCAGGAAAGTAAAAAGATGGTGTCAGATGCCTGCAAAATAGTAAAAACCTATCTGGATGATTTCGAGAGCCAGAAGGAAAGAGGCATGGGACTGTATATCTGGTCGAGGACAAAGGGAAGCGGTAAGACGAGGATTGCTGCCGGGATTGCTAATGAACTGATGAAAAGATACACAGTCAAATTTGCAGTATCACTGACCATCCTGCAGGAAATTAAGAATACATGGCGCAGGGATGCAGCAGGCAGTGAAAGCCAGCTTTTAGATGCGCTTTCCACAACGGATATTTTGATCATTGATGATTTTGGTGTGGAAGCACCGGCGTCATGGATCAACGACAAAATGTATCAGATCATCAATGAGCGGTACATAAACCAGAAGGTAACGATTTTCACGAGTAATGATCCGCTGGACAAACTATCCTACGATGACCGGATCACGAACCGGATCAAGGAGCGGACATATCAGATTGCATTTCCAGAAGAGTCAGTCCGGGATCATATCGCAGAGCGGATGCAGGAGGAAATCATTGAAAAAGTGATAGCGAGTGGAAATATAAAATAAAAAATTAAAAGGAAGGTGGACAAATGCATAGCGTACAGCAGAGAAAAAGGGTGATTCCATTGAGTGTTTATAAGCAGGAATTAGCAAAATGCCAGTTAGGAGATAATATCGCGAATCACATGGGATATATTTTTACAGCCATTTTGTATGACAAGTTTGATATGACGTTTAAGCAGATCACGAATTTTTATAGCAAAACCGTTGAGCGTCGGAAATCTTGGCAGGACGATGATGACGAAGCGGTAACGAGCGAGAGCATGATGGCATATTGCCGTAAAAAGAAAATTGATGTGGTCAAGTGGGTAAAATCAATCCCAATGTCACAAAAATTGTATATGGCAGATATAAAAAATGGACGGGCAGTGCTTGGCGCAGATCGGAATATCGAGAGCGCGCTTGCCTCCACAATGTATCTGACTATTCCGACATTAAAAGATTCTTACCGTTTCTCAAATGCCAAAATCGAAGAATTTATGAATTGGGTTGCCTATTACATTGATTCCTATTGGCGCAAGCAGCCAAAGAGTAAGGAACACTATCTGACGGATGAGATTATTCGGAATCAGTTTATTGAGGATGAAAATTGGGATATTGTAACAGGAAAAGCGGTGAAATAAGGAT